ACTTGAAAGTCAACAAAATAGCGATGTATTTTGTTGTCTATTGGTGATCGATATGGTATAATTGTTTCCTCAGAACGCCATTTTACAACACTAGACTTCTCATCTGCCCATACCATGAAACGAAGCTCCCAACTACTTCTAAATATTATGTTAGTTGGGTCTCCTGCATATTTTTGCGGATGCTTTGGTCTAAATTTTCCTTGATGAAACATGAATAAATAATAATAAATATCAACCTTTTATTTAGGAACAATATGGCAGACCAAAGCAGACAAGGTTCAAATACAGCCAAAACGTCGCAATCACCACCACCAGCCAGTGCTGGTAGAGAAAAATCTTTTCAACCAAACAAATATAATGTTGAAAATCTTTTCTATCCAATAGATCTGTTTAGTTCAAATGGATCAACTAGAGAAAAAGGAACAGGTGGGCAATTTTTTAACCAAGAGTATTTAAATTACGTAGTATTTTATATTAATGTATCTGATCAGTCACGTGTTTTTACAGAGGCAAAAGCTGAAATTGTTGGTGACATTGATATTACTGAACAAAATAGAGTAACAGGTAAACAAGCATCTATTGGTGAAGCAACTACTGCTGCTGCAACAGGAACTGCTATCGTCGGTGGTGTTACTGGAGCTGCTGAGGGGGCATCTAAATTTGCTGGTAATGTAGGAAATACTGGAGGAACTGTTCAGTTTTTAAAAGGAACTCTTGGAACTGCTGGTGCTCGAGCACTTCAAGGAGCAGGAGCTGCTGCAGTTTCTCTTGGTGGTGCTGCTGTAGCATTACAAACTGTGAGTGATATAAAACCAACAGGAAAAACTAAGAGACTCAGAACAGCAATAGCATTAAATGTTCCTAATGAGGTAAATGTTGGTTACAAAGCAACATATGGAGAAGAAGAACTTGGAGCTATTTTTGGCGCTGCTGCTGAAGCAGCAACAAATAATCAGCTTGGACCAGGAGCAGCTGGTGTGCAGGGCGCAGCTGCTAAAGCGATAGAGCTTTCGCCAGCACGTGCTGCTTTGTCTTCTCTTTATAGAGCAGCAGCAAATCCAAGAAAAGAACAATTGTTTAAATCTATGGAGTTTCGTAGATTTTCTTTTAACTATCAATTTGCGCCAAGATCTCCAGAAGAAGCTGCTAATGTAAAAAGAATAATTAATACATTTAAGTTTTACATGCACCCAGAATTTCAAAATAATATAAACAAAATGTTGTACTTATTCCCATCAGAATTTGATATTGTTTATTATTTTGGAGATAAAGAACATCCCCATTTAAATAGAATATCTACTTGTGTATTAACAGATATGAATGTGAATTATTCACCAAATGGTCAATTCTCAACATTTAAAGATGGATTTCCAACTCAAATAAATGTTCAAATGCAATTCTTAGAACTTGAAACATTGACAAAAGAACGCTTCCTAGGACAAGGTCCAGATGGAAAGGTTCAATTCTCAAATCAAGATTACGCTGATCCATCTAAACCATCATTCTAATATGACATACTTTAGCAATTTTCCAATTACAGTTTACGACTTTTCTGAATTCGGCGAGGAAAGCCAGTCATATCTTGTTTCTGATATTATAACCAATGTCAGAGTTAAGACAGAACTTTTACAAAATATTGTATACTACAATGAATATGATGTAAAAGATGGCGAAACTTTTGAAATAATCTCAGAAAAATTTTATGGGACACCATATCTTCATTGGGTTTTAATGCTCGTAAATGAAAGATATGATTACTTAACTGATTTACCAATGACTCTACCTGCTCTTGAAGCATTTATTGATGATAAGTATGGAACAGCAAATATAAACAACATACATCACTATGAAACATCAACAGGTTTGTGGGTTAATTCTGATTACGTAAACCCTGCTGGGGTAGCAGATGCAATACCAATAACTAACTATGAGTATGAAGTTTATATTAATGAAACGAAACGAAGAATAAAGGTTGTGGCGCCAGAAGTTATGGGCGAGGTCTTTAGGAAGTTTAGAGAGATATTGAAGTGATTGATCAAAACATTAAATTTGCTGGAGACTACGAGTTAATCGATGTAAAAGTAGGAAGCGCAAGAGGATTAATTGTAGACGTATATAATTTCGTAGTAGAAATAAATCTCTACGAAGATTTGTCATCATCTACAATTTCTGGTAATCTTACATTAAATGATGCGCAAGATTTGATTAATCTTATGCCATTTATTGGAGAAGAAAAACTTCTTCTGTCATTTAAATCTCCATCTATGTCTGATAAAACTGGTTTAATTAATCAGGCATTTTATATTTACAAAATGACTGATCGTGAATACACAGCCGAAAGAGCTGTTCAGTATACATTACATTTCGTTTCTTTTGAAGCTGTTATAGATTTAAATAATAAAATAAGTAGAGGATTTGAAGGTAAAAATAATGATGTTGTTACTAGCATTTTAAAAAATTATACAAAAACAGAAAAATTGTTAGACATAGAAGAAACAAGAAATACAATAAAATATGTTTCAAATTTTTGGACACCATTTACAAATTTAAATTTTATTGCTAAAAGATCTATTTCTAAGCAAACTGGTTCTGCTAACTTTATGTTTTATGAAAATACTGACGGATATCATTTTAGAAGCATTGATTCGTTATTAGAAGCAGATTCTAAAACCAGATATATTTACGACAATAATACAAGAGATCCTGGTTCTGGTGGTGGTAGTTCTATAAGAGATATAAGAGAAACTTTATCTAGAATAGAAAGTTATACGATCGATACTGCCTATGACTACATGTCAAGAATACAAAATGGTATGTATAAATCCAAACTAATTATGCATGATATGTTGACAAAAGCATATTCAATACAAACTGTAGAATATACAAAAGAATTTGAGAAGCACAACCATTTAAATCCATATCCACAGTCAACCGAAGGATTACCAGCAAAAACTGCAGCGTTTTTAGATACGAAAATACGTGCTCTTGAGGGATTTGATAATTTCAAAAGCGATGGCATGAAATCTTGGTATCTAAGATACATAATGCAGCAAAGCGAAATTAATAGTTTTACTATGGAAATAACTATTCCTGGTAGATCAGACTTAGCAGTTGGGGATATTATTGATGTATATATCTACAGAACAACTCCATTTCGTTCCACTGACACAGAAGAAGAATTAATTGATAAAACATTTTCAGGAAGATACTTAATATCTTCTCTTTGTCACAATCTAGATAGAGAAAAACACACAATGATTTTGACAGTAATTAAAGATTCGCTTATAATTGATCTAACAAAAGAAGGAACGAGATGATATTTTACAGCGGTGTTGTTGAGGATCGCTTCGATCCATTAACTCTTGGACGATGCAAAGTTCGTATCGTTGGTCTTCACACGGAAGATAAAAAAATATTACCAACAGAATCATTACCTTGGGCATATCCACTACAACCAATAACATCTGCTGCTATGAGCGGAATAGGACATTCGCCTGTTGGACCTGTTGAAGGAACATGGGTAATGATAATCTTTAGAGATCAAGAACAACAAATTCCTGTAATGATTGGCACTCTTGGTGGTATTCCGCAATCAAAAGAAAAAAATAGTTTATATCTAAACGATGATGATACAGTCCTACTTAATAACGAGAGCGCTGAAGACATTAGAAGTTTAGATGGCACAGTCGCATTAGATTCTGATGGAAATCCAATTGTTGGTGGTGATTCTAATCCAGTATCAACAGGTTCTGGCAGCACATTACCAACTAACCAACCAACAACTAATGTTGATGAGGAATATATTGGTCCATTAACAAGGGAAGACATCGATAAGTATAAGATTTCTATTGCCAATCTTGAAACACAATCTAGTGTTGGTGGGGAAGTTAATTACAATTCTCTTGGCGTTGTTGGTGGACAAAATTATGGTGTTGTAAATGCGTATGGTAATCTTGGTAAATACCAATTAAGTGGATATTCATTGTTTGTTCTTGGGTATGTTTCTTCAGTTCTTAACAGTTCTTCTGAGAGAACATTCCCCTCAAACTTTAAACTGGTTGACGAAACAATTTGGCAGAATAAAGAGGGTGTAAAAAATGTAGCAGATTTTCTTTCAAGTTTACAAGCGCAAGAATCTGCTATGGATGAGTATACAAGATACAATTATAAACAACTAAAAGCTCTTGGTATTATTAATGATTCAATGCCAAAGAAAGAAATTCTCGGATATCTTTCTATTGCTCATCCTGAAGGGCATCGTAGAGTAGTTTCGTTTAAGAATAACACAGATATACAGGATGGATACGGAAATACATCAACTGAAAGGTATCAAGTAGGTTACTCATCCCTAGAGGGAGATCAACCAAAAACATTACCACAGAATGTTCCTGTTGGCGCAGACGCTAGTGAGCCAGCAATTGGAGAGCAAAAACCTGATGGAACTATAAGCACAGGAACACCAGTTTCTGGTCAATCAGGGCAAGGTTTTAAAGATCCAAATTTTAAGTATCCATTAAAAAATCATTTAAATGAACCAGACACAAATAGACTCGCTAGAAATCAATTTATTGAGAAAACAACTGTTGCTTTAAAAGATGCAACCAAAGAATTAAAAGTTCCAACTGCTATTTCTAATTCAACTTGGAATCAACCAGACTCACCATATAATGCCAGATATCCATTTAACCATGTATATCAGGGAGAAAGTGGTCATCTAATGGAATTTGATGACACACCAGAAAATGAACGTATACACATTTACCACACAAAAGGAACTTTTACAGAAGTTGATGTAAATGGAACGCAAGTAAATAAAATTGTTGGTGATGGATATGAGATTGTTGATAGAAATGGTTATCTTTACGTTAAAGGTGCTTACAATGTAACAGTTGATGGAACAACAAAAATTTACTGCCGTAGTGCAGCTGATATTGAAATTATTGGCGATGCGAGAGTTTATTGTAGAAATGATGTCGACATGGAGGTTTCTGGCAGTATGAACCTTGCTGTTAATGAAACTTTAAATATTCGTTGCAGAACATTTCATATGCGTGTTCTTGATAACTCGACTACATATGTAAACAATAAATTTGGTTTAGTTGTTGGTGGAAATATGGATGTTCGATGTGATTCTAATCTGTCTATGGAATCGGTTGGTAATATGAATGTGTATTCTGGTTCAAACTTATCTCTCGCTTCTGAACTATCAACAAACATACATGCTTCTAATCAACTTAATTTAACATCTATGACTGAAACAAATCATTATACTGAAGGTGAAGCGAAATATTATTCTACTGGGATATTACACGTAAGAGGTTCTTCTGGATTAAGAATGCGTGGTGGTAATTTTGTACAGTTAACATCTGGTGGTAATGTTCGTATAGATGGAACCAACACATTTTTGCAATCTGGTGGAAATGTTGCTGCTAGTTCATCAGGTATAGCTGCTATCGCATCTAAATCAAGTGTAATTACATTTGCTAAAATTGATGATGCTGGTGAAAGAATAACACCTGTAAATTCGTTTTTTGAAACATTATCAACGCCACCGAGAAATATATCGAAATCTCAATATTTTGAAACAGAAGATGATGGTAATCCTGAAACATATATTAAACGAGAACAGGATGCTGGCAGAATTAATCCAGCCGAGAAACCAGTAGCAGTAGAAACAACACCCGCAGATCCTCCGAAACTTGATTCTAAACCAGTTTCTTGTGCTGGTTTTGCTAACTTTACAGAATTCCCATTATCAACTAAACTGTCAGATAATTTTTTCCTTGGAGATTTTTTACCAGGTGGTGGAACAGGTTACATATGCACTTCCTCATCTCCACATAAGTTGCAAGATCAAGCTGGTCTTACAAAAGCAGAAATTGTATGTAATTTGAAGGGTCTTGCAGTTAATGTTCTTGAGAATTTAATTAAGATAGTTCCAAAATCAGAATTTATTATTACTTCTGGTTACAGACAACTTGGTTTGGTTGGTGCGGAGTCTAAAACATCACAACATCCAAAAGGACAAGCGTGTGATATTGTTCTTAAGAAAACACCAAGAGATCGTAAGAAACATTATGATTTGATTAATCAAATGAGATCAACCATACCACACGATCAGTTGTTACTCGAGTATCTTGCTAGTGGAGCTGTGTGGATTCATGTATCTTGGACATCAAGTTGTAGATCTCAATGTTTTACAATGAACAATCACGCTAGAGTTTCGAACTTTGGCGAATTTAACTTAATTGTATAAGGAGTTTATACTATATGCCAGCAGCAGGTTTAATAAATTTATCAGTAGCTGGTGGATTAGTAGATTTAAATCTAAATCCATCAACTAATGCTGGGTTTTCTAGTGAAACTAGATTTGAAGATTATGTTCCAGCGTTACTTAATGCTAGAGTTGCAGGTCATGGAGTAGCTCCACATTCTGCACCAAATAGAATGGTGCAAGCAAGTAATAATGTTTATGTTAAAAATTTTAGAGTTTGCAGAGTTGGTGATTTGTGTGATTGTGGTCATCCTATCGCCAATGGAGCTTCAACTGTCTTTGTCAATTAAATGAGTGTTTACGCCCTAGATTATCAAAAATTATTAGAAAAAAGAAATCTTTTAAACAGAGATTTCTATGATGCAACATATACAAATTATGATAAACTACCATCAGAGCAAACGAAGTTAGATGATTTAGAAAGTTTTGTTAAATCAAATGTTTCTCAAATAACTCCATTGCTTGCTCAAACAGTATCTGCAGTAGAAATTGTTTCTGCAGTTGCGCTTACTGAAGAAAAAATTGTTATTCCAACTGCAGAAAATATACAATTAGTGCAGGTTGAAGTTCCACCACCAGATTCTGGTACTACTGATGGGGGAGTTTTTGGTGGTGGCGATGGTGGTGGCGATGGCGCTGCGGGAGAAGAAGAGGAAGAAGAAGAGGAAGAAGAGGAAGAAGAGGAAGAAGAGGAAGAAGAGGAAGAAGAGGAAGAAGAGGAAGAAGAATCTGGCGAAGAAGAATCTGGCGAAGAAGAAGAAGCTGGCGCAGAAGCTGGAGCAGAAGCTGGC